TTATTCCTATGCTCTCCATCAATAACCCTTACAAATTGATACCCTTCATTGTTTAATCCTGCTTCAATAAAAGAATATTCCACAGGGAATATCTTCGCTGATGCGTTTATCAGTAGCTTTAAATTTTCATCAAGGACATCTAACCCTACACGCCTTGGAGTTTTAGCCATATCACCACCTCTTAACTAAGAATCTTGAACCATACTGTATTACCTTCCGATTGCGGAGGTTGTGCTTCATTAATTATTATATTGTGTTCCCCTGATAAACCAATCCGCTCATAATATTTAATAGTTATCTCAGCGCCATTTCCTTCTGGAGATATCCCAACACTTACAGGGTCAATTTCTATTAAGCCTCCGCTTGCGGAAGAACGCCTTAGAGTGTCGTTAATAATAACTTCTATACGATTTAATCCGGGAGTATATTGGCCTTTATTTAGATAAAACACCTGATAACCTTCATCAGTTATAATTCCTTGATATAGCTTATTATTGTCACTATAAGTAAATGTGCCATCACCATTATCTGCTTCAACAATAGTAAACACTTCTTCTTTGATTAAAGTATCTCCACCTTGCAAATAAGGTGTTAATTCGGCTTTAGTATAATATCTATCATCATGGTCGTTACTACCTCTGTGATTGTTTAAGGCGCTTTGTACTGCCGCAATACTACTATTTAAGTTATTCTCTATAGTAGTAGCTCTGGATTTTAGTGTGGCAATCTCAGCGGTGTTTGAGGAGGTTCTACTATCCAATCCTGTTAAATTATCAGGTGGTGCGTCATACCAATTAGTCCGTCCTGTTATGGTTTTGAGCATCTTAGCAAACCATGACAGGATTTGGGTTAGTTTGCCTGTGTTTGAATAAGCGGTAGTAGTACCTTGATCTACAGTTCTATTACCTATTTTATCGTCCGTAACTGAATTATCTGCGTAATTATCTGACGTTAAACCATTATTTATAGCATCTCGTATAGCATTTAGGTTGTTCATAACTTGTACAGCGAATGCTATTGTTCCATCTTTTAAGTTATGAGGTAAATTAATTTGCGGCATTAGAAACTCGCCTCCTCTGTTACACCTAATCTACTTGCTCTAGCCTTCTTAGCCTTTCCTGTGAACGCTAAACCATATAACGTAACAGGTTCATCTAGGTTGTTGTTCTCTATAGTAACTTGAACTCTCTTGCCCTTCAATCCTATCTTCATTTCCTTAGATACAAAATCAGTCCATCCCCAAATGGCTTCCCCCCAAACACTCTTCCCCCATACCATACTTTCATCAGCTTTAATAGAAAACTCTTTTGTAGAATAGTCTATCTTAAATGTAACATTAAGATTATTAGTAAATTCACTATACTGTCTCACAGCTATAAATGCTCTTTTTATCTTACTAATCATAACCATAAGGCCAGATAAATCGAACGGTTTAGTTATTACTTTAAAATGGATTGGTGTATTATCGTAGTTGTAACCTACCTCGTGCTCAAATATTAATCCATCTACAGGACTCCCTGAGTATAGTTTACCATCTTTTCGTACTAAGTACGTTGCTACAGGGTGGCTGAATGGGCCGAACCACGCCCCTTTTTCAGATAAGTGAGGGTAAAACCTGTACTCTACATTGTTTACGTCTCCCTCTGTACAAATAGAAAGTCTGTAAGCCCCTTGGTAATAGACAGCGCAAGCTTTTTCTTTGTTTTTTGCTTTTTTAATTATGTTGCTTATTTTTTTATCTGTTAGATTTACTGTGGATAGTAGCTCTGGATACAGTGCAGTTAAAGCGTAAACACCATCATCAGCCATATACACTAGCGTACTTTCCACATACTTAATTGTCTTATCTGATATTGCTCCTTTATGAGCAGCTATACGTTTGAACGTAACATCAGTTGTGGGATCGAATCCAAACCAACCAAATATAGCGTCACGTTTAAATACAAGTAAAGCTCCTCCAAATTCTTTTAAACCTGTGATATAATCGTTATCGTCTGTTATTGCTTTTACTACATTAGTAGCTTTAATATAATTGGGGTTCCCTATTTCCGAAAAATACAAGTCGTTTTTATTCTTTTTAGCGAAGAAATGTCGTTGCCCTCTTTGTTCTATAAAGTGACACGTCTTTACTTCAGCCCATGTAGTATCATCTCCGTCTGAGTGCTTGGATACTTCTTTAACAGTCTCTCCATCATACACCCAGAAATTACTTCCATCTAACCAATATAGTTTATCGTTATAAACATCCCAATCAGTAGGCACTCCTGGCAAATCGTCTTTTATAACCGTGCCATCCCATTTACGCATTTCTGTGCCACTAAAAGCTAGAGGTATAATTGTACCATCACTTTTACCGTATTCAATTAGTACTTCTACAGGTTTTGGGCTGAATGGCACCTCATTAACTCTAACAGTTCCTTTTGCTTTGGATAATCCAGCTCTCTCATCAGGAACAGCATTTTGTGCTAGAATAAGCTCGTTATTAGCCATAGCATCTGGAGCTGCCTCTGTCAACCCTCCTGTGAAGTCTCTAATCACTACAGGTAGTGTTTTTGCCATATATTATACCTCCTCTCAGAAAGAGATTGCTAAATCCTTTCTTTTTCCAGCTTTTAATGCTTTGACTCGTTTATTAACCATAACTTCAAAAGTTGTTAGCATTTTTGTAGCCATAGCACTTTCTTCTTCGTCTCCACCGCTTTCTCTATCATAAAACTTACTAGCTGCATAATAGATTAGAGGAGAGTGTAGTAGCTTGGGAACATCTGGTTCAGCGGAATCGTCATTCTGAGGTAATGTGTCAGGTGCTTTGTGGTAATATATTTTATAGTCACCATCGTGCTGTACTTCTATTTCCCCTACTTCATTTATTGTATAATCAAGATACTCTTTACCTGAGCCATCTTTAACAAGAGCAGGGTAAAGATAATCTTCCGGGAGCTTATACGATTCTCCTGCTTTCATACTAATTTCTATACTAGTTATTTTACCGTAGCGCATAGCTACTTCTTCTGTACCCTCATTCAACCATACCCATAACATAGAGTTATCTACCGTATCATCCACTAAGTTCTCAAATGCTACCCTAAGTTGACCAACATTCATAACATCACCTCTTAATAATAAAAAGCGGTGATACTATTTGTCACCGCTTTTACCCTCCTTCTTACTCTCTTGTTTTAATTCCTTTTCCGTAACAGATATTACTTTATTAGCTTTAAAAGCTACAGTTTCTTTTATAGCTTGTTGTAATTTCTTATCTTCTGTTATAAATTGACCATTCTCAAACCTAATAACGCCTTCCTTTGTGTTAAGTTTAAGATTAGTAGCTTTAGACATAAATAACATTATATCTCCTCCATATTAAAGATTAGGGGCATATTTCAGCCCCTATATATAATCTATTCTTGCGGGAAATCTACGTTTTCTATGATGCCATGTGTCTTAGGTAGCTTAATCATGAAGCCCGCTTCTGTTAAGTACTGGTCTAAGTAGTAGTCAGCGTCATTTGGCTGAATGTTAGTCTCTAACTTAGTGTCTCTGCCTTGTAACGGACGGTATTTAACATTTTCAAGGTCTAAAGCAACCCCCATTTTACCGTAAACAGGGCCTTCAAATAAAGGATGTTTAACTAATAAAAGCTCTCCATGAGCAGATACATACTTCATAATAGACAGCCCGTAAGTATCTTCTCCAACAACAGTCTGCAACTTATGCCTACCCCAAGAGTTTATTACAGATATAACTCTGGCAGAACAGAACATGGTCTTTTTATCGCTACCGTATTTGAATAAATCCTCTAAGAACTCTTTCTCAAAAGCGTCCTCAGTTAAGGAGTTATTAGCATCATAAGTCACACATTTATTAGCAATAAAACTTAACACACCGCCTGTTGTACGGATTACTTCGTCGCCATTAACATGCTCGGAGCGCTCACCAAACCAAGCGGCTCTCTCAATGTCTATAGCGTGCTCAATACCTTTCTTTCTCCGTTGGTACGCTCTATCGGAACCACCATATAACTTGGTAGCCTCCTGGGTCTTAGAAACTTGAACAGCTGTTTTGAAGATTTGTGTGTAGTTAAATACAGTGCTAGTTACCCCAGTTTTAGGAGTTGCGGATAAAGAACCTTCTTTAAACGCATTACCTATAATAACTAGAGGTTCATTGTCCATTAAATCAGAAGCATCAGTTGTACCGTATCCACGAACAACAGTTAAAGTGTGTGTTGCAGATGTTATTTCTGTTACTCGCATAATTTCCCCTGTGCGTGGAACTTTGATAATATCTCCTACATTAAATAAATCTGCGTTATCTACAACTATAGAAGTACTTGCGGCTGAAATACCTGACGCAGCGTTTACTGCATCCCATCTACCTACTAAATCATCCTCTAACCAGTGGAAAATAGGGTTGTAAGTGGGTTCACTTCCTAGTCTTTTTGTTAATACAACTAGCGGAGCTTTGCTTGGTTGAAGCAACGCTATGTTTTTTGACATATCCACCACACGGCGGTCTTGGTTAATGTTTTTAGTGGTACGCATACCAGTCACAATAGTCATAATATTCATCCTCCTCGATTTGATTTTTATAAATTAGAAGAACACGCTATTACGTGAACCTCCTGCGGACAGGATAGATTCTACTATCTCGTCCTCTGGTGATTTTTGTTTAGGTGGTGTTTTTGCACTTTGTTTTTCGGCTACAGCACCTTTTTTAGCTTGTATTTTCTGTTGAGCTTGTTGTGCAACAGTTGTTGATGCTTGTTGCAGTCCTTCTTCTATCATTGACGCTTTAGCTAACTTATAAGCCGCTTGCATAGGTCTCTCTGTATCCCACAGCCACGGATTCTCTTTTAATGTGTTCACCATGTAAGGCGCTACTTGGTCGAAATCAGGTGTTGTGGAACGAAGCATCAATAGTTCTATTTGTGATTGCATTTTTTTAGTTTCTTGTTGGGTTGTTTGCTGGTACTGCTGTATCGCTTGACGCCTAGCGTATTCAACTACAACTGCCATAGCTTGTTGTGGATTGGTTTGTGCTAATTGAATGAACTGCGGATTATTCATCAACTCAGGTGGTATCACAGGATTGTTTTGTTGTAAGGTTCCTTGATATTGTTGCTGATTATCTGGTATTTGTTTAGTAATATTATCCACAAGTTGTTGTTTTAATCTCGTGTACTCTCTTTGAAGATTTTTATACCCTTCTTCTAAATCTTCAACAGAGTTGTATATGCCTGCTAATTTTCTAGAAGTTCCTTCTTGTTCGACAGATTGCTCCTCTTGGGAGTTCTGCTCGTTAATTTCCTGTTCATCATATTCAGTTGTTTCCTGCTCTTGCTCGCTTTGTTCCTCGATTCCTGTACCCAAAGATTGTTCCTCGTGGGAATTCTCTGGTTGTTCAAGATTGTCGAAGAACTCGTTAGCATCAAATGACATAGTAAAACCTCCTATTTATTTACTTTGTTTATTATTTTGTCAAAGGCTTGTAATTGCCCTTGAATATTAGCTATTTCTACAGATTCGTTAGGTGCTATCTTCACTAGCTTTCCTGTTAAGTAATTTTGCTGATCCTTCATGTATTGTTCTAATAATTTCCAAGCAGGGTGTTCTCTAAGTTCTTGTAAAGTAATCTTATCCTCCATTTTCCATCACTCCACTATTATTAGGTATTGGCATTGGTTGTTGCGTCTGATTAGGGTATGCATTAGCCATACCTCCTAAAATATTCTGTAGTAGCATATTCTCAGCATCATCAACTATAAATCTATTTAAATCCTTAATATCTGCGGCTTCAAGTATTTTCTTAATAAGCTCAGGATGATTAACATAAGGGCTATCTTTAAGAATAGTGTAAAGATTGATGTAGCTTTGTAATTTATTTTCTTTATTTATTATAGGGTCAACGCTAGAGCCTAGAGGCATAATATCGAACTGTCCTCTGATATTTTCAGGTGACAGGGTGTAGAAATCCATACCATCTTTCCCTAGTATTCTGATAGCTTTTTCTGTATCTATATACTGTTGATTTAGTTGAGTTAACAACATACCTAGTCTACGCATACCTAAATCTTCAATAAGTTTTACTTTTAAGTTAAACCTTTCGTTAGCAGCTTGTGATAATATAGATGCTGTAGTTGCTGTTTCACGTCTATCTGTGGTTTCTCCTCTGGCGTAGTCATAGACACCATTAGCATTATCCATATCCCTTCGTACCATTTCTATTACGTTTTCTATAGCATTACCTGATAGGTCTGTCATTTGAAGCTCTTGCACATCGTTCATATCATCTACTTCTATAATTCCGCCAGGTCTAGAAACTAACTGTCTAACGTCAATATCTGCTCCACGTATAACTTTCCACATTCTATTTATAAGAATATTTATATTATCCATTCTCTGATTACGCAAACTATTTAACTCGTATTGCAAATCTTCTATAGGCTCTATTTCCCCTATACCATAAAACTCATGTGGTACAAGCACATCAACCAGTCTTACAAAAGGTTTTTTCCTGTGATGGTAAGGATTTTCGTCGTTCCTTATAACAACAGAGCGGTTTGCTACAGCAATAACTCTATCATCAGTCCAGTATTCTAAAATCTCTATTTTGTTAGAGGGTTTATCTATACTTTGCATTCCTATTAAACCTAATCTAGTATTCATTCCTGTTTCAAAGGCGGTAGTGCCTACACCTTCCTCGTACCAAGAACCTGCCCCTTCTTTGCTAACTTTAACTACTTCGTCGATGTTTTTATATATCCCTTGTTCCTCCATGCGTTTAAGATAACTAATGTCTCTAAAAACCTTATGTATACAGTAATCAGCTTCATCAATATCTTTCGCTCTAGGGTCTATATAAAAATCCCATAAATCTATATGCTCTACTAAAGGATCGTCTTTTACAGGTTGTACTTTTTTTACTCTCCTACTTCCAATAGGAAAACCAAATATCTCCATTAGAGGCTCGTCAACCCAGACCTCGTCCTCCTCATACTCCCATCCAACTTTTAAGATGGATGTGCCATATATAAGAGCTTCTTTAAACCAAGAAGTAGCTACTCCAATTATTCCTATTTTTTGTGTTAATTGGTAGTCTATTAAATTCTCCATATCTTTTGCATTTTCAATAGCTTCTTCTTTTACAGGAAGAATCCCTATGTAGGGTCTAGATGCAAATACTGCTGATATAAGCCTTGGAACTACTGTCTCCACAATACTATAGACATAAGGGATAAATAAATTCGCTCGTCTATCACCTGTATCACGTTTCTCAGCATAAGAACGATATAACTTATACCAAGTTTGCCATTTACCTTCTCTTGTTCTTCTTGCTTGCTCTGCTTCATTATAATCTGTTATAACTTTATTTAAGACTTGACTTTCGTCAGCATTTTCCCAATCAAACATATTATCACCTCTTAATACCCTGTAGTAGAGTTTAAAGGCTCATAAGGAGTATCAATTCCTATTCCTTTACTCTTTCCTGGTTTACGCATTATTTGTGTTATATAAGAAGCAGCATCAACTGTATCATCGTGTTTGCCTAGAGGAAACTCAATCATTTCCTGATAAAGCTCTTTCATTTCTTTCTTAATAAAAAACGCTCCATTCTCAACATAAGGTGCTAAAGCGTGTGCACGTCTTACTTTATCAGTATCAGCTTTAAGCTCAACTAATGGGAAGAAATGCCCTCTACGCCTCATTTCATCTCGTAAAAAATAAAGCATAGCTCTTTGCCACGCTACACTCTCTACTCCTACCTTTAATAGTTTTTGGTTTTTATACTTGTTAACCATCTTAAAAATATTATCAGTTGTTTCCTGAGGGGTAAGTCTGTCACGTATATACTCTCGTATATAAATATTACCATCAGCATCAACAGAAGAAACCATTATTACTGTGTAGTCTGCTGTTTGTTTTTGGGATATAGCTAAATCTACAGTAATAAATGTGTTTATGTTTTTTGGTATATCTTTGTCCTCATAATACCTAATCCATTCCTCTCTAAATACTGCGTTCTCATCAGATATTGGGTTAAGCATATATTGAGAGTTAAATATATAAATACCTTGAGATTTTTTAAGTTCCTCAAGTCTTTTTGGCCCTAATCTTGTAGGAAATAAATAGTTACCGTACTCATCGACAGCAGGCTTTACTAATGTGTGGAAAGTATCATCGTTTAAAATCTCACTGTACAAATCGTTCATATGGTAACGTGTACCTATTACTATTAAAAGCCCACCCGGTTCTAACAGAGAGTATGCGAATCTATAATGTTGTTTAACTTTTTCTATCTGGTCATCTGTAGTAACATTACGTTCAGATACTAAATCATCCATTATAATAACATCGGGGTGCATACCTGTAACAGCAGTATCTACACCAGAACAGAACAATGATGGTTCTTTTGCTGGAATTGTTCGGTTTTTATAGATTATACTGTCCTCTGTAAAACCTCCTGGAATTTTATAATTCGGTTCTAATAGAAACTCTCCGTTTTCATCCACTACAACTTGTCTTAAAATAGTATTGTTTTGTATGTTAGCTTTTATCTCAGCTAGGAATTTTTTAGAGTTTTTGTAACTCTCGTTATCTATCATTATCCGTAAGTTTATGTCATGCCAGTGTAGCCATACAGGAAGTGATATTGTTGATATTGTGCTTTTGAAGCATCCTCTCGGAAGCATGATTAGTTTTTTAATGTTTCCGTGTTGTTGCGCTCTAGCTGCTCTTTCTGCTCTAGACATTTTAAGCCATTCCAAGAGGTCAGGTTCTTTAGTGAAGAAGTCACAAACTTCTCTATGAGGTTTCGGCTCTAATAAGTTAAACCCCATAGTATATTTAGTGAAATAATAAAAATCATTCCACGATGTCCTCTTTAACTTCTCCATCTTTGCTATTGCTATCTGCTCCATCTTTGCCCGGTTCAACATCTATCACACCCTCATTAAAATCAATATTAATAATCTTATCCAACTCATCATCAGGCATTTGAGCAAATATGTTATAGTTATTATTAATATCAACTTGTTGTTTTTTCTCTGCGTTTAACCCTGCTCTACCTAACAGGTCTTGTGCCGCTTTTAGTCTTTGTGCAGGGTCAACTGTATCATCAAGCATAATAGTCCTTATAACTTCAAGAGCTTCTCTAGAAACCCCAACAAGTTCTGCCCTTAATTCCATAAGCATTGCGTCTGTAAATTGCTGCACTAGCTTTTGAAAATCCTCATTCTGAGCTAACCACGTATTAACAGTATTATAGTTAACGCCTACAATTTCAGCAGCAGTTTTAACACTACCAGTTAAAACTAAATGTTGAGCCACCTGTATCATAGATTGTGATACGTTTAACCCGTCAACATTAAACTTAAATCTTTTTATAGCGGCTACATTGCTCATGAAAATTCCTCCGAACTTCTATTAGTAGCTCTACTAAACACTTCATATACTCAATATTACGTAATCTAGCTAATTCTTCCTCATATGCTTTTGTATGCATGAGGTAGCGTATTTTCGGTGTTGTTAAATTATATCTTTCTTTTAGAACAGCTCTATCCAAGCTACCGCACTCAAACGCTACTTTAGCCATTTGTTTTATACGAACTAGTTGTTTTTTCGTAGGTTTAAATTTTGGGTCTTTATGTTTAGCTAAAAAATACTCGTATACATTAGAAAAACCTTTTTCTTCAAGGAAATTTTTCATATATATTGGTTGTAATTTTTTTAATATTTCTTTATTTTTTTCTTTATACTTAGCTGAGCCTTTACGCCAAATAGCCTTCTGTATCTCATAGTCTTTAGTTCTGCCCATAAAATCACTCCAAAAGAAAAATCCCCGCCAAAAACATTTGGAGGAGATATTCATGTGACTTATGCACACTTCTACCATTCTACCAAATTATACCTCTATTTTCGCATTTTGTCAAGTATTTTTACTTAATATTCTTAATGCTCTGTTTAATCTTCTATATACAGTGCTTGGGTGTACATTTAATATATACGCAACTTTTTCTGGTTTAAAATCTTCTATTAAACAAAGAATTACTACCTGCTTTAATTTTAATGGAAGTTTTTCAATTTTTTCGTCAATCTCGATTTTTTCTAAAAACTTATCACTAATTTCGACCATAACCAATCTTCCTTTTACAAAAAAATTTTTATTCACAGGTTCATCTTTTTTGTAAACTTTTAAATATTTTATCGACAATTTACAAAAACCCCCTTGACAAAATTTTAGAAACTTGCTAAACTTAGAATATCTTTTAGGAAAAAAGGAAATTTTAATTATAGAAAGGGATGATAAAAATGGCTAATGAAAAAGAAAAAGGTTTAAGCAAAATCAATAATTGGGTGTCCACAGACCTGTACAAAGAAGCACGTATCCTAGCTATACAGCAGGATAAGGATTGGAGGTCAGTATTAGAGGAAGCTCTTACGCTTTATATCAACGCTTATAAAAAGGAGGACTAGGGTATGTCAAGGCTTTTAGTTACTAACCTATCACTAATAGATGTACTAAAGCACTACTTAGGTTATAGTGATAGCGACTTTGACAAGCAAGGTAAAAACGTATATCTTACCCGTTGCCCCCTCCATGACGAGAAGAAAGGAACTAGCCTAGCCTTATACGACAAGACAGATAAAGGTTACGGTTGGGACTGGGTGTGTTATGGTGCTTGTGGTACAGGAGGCAGTGCCCCTAAACTACTGGTTGAAGCTGGTTTGTTCGATACTATAGAAAACGCAATAAAGGACTTACGTACAACATTCAAGCTAGAGTACCCAGATACGGTTACTGTAGAGAACTTCGCTGAGTATAAAGGGTTGAGTGTAGAATTTCTTAAATCGAGAGGTATAAATAATCACGCTCATGTTAGAGACGGTGAAATAATAAATGGTTTAGGTATACCGTTCTATGATTTAGAAGGTAACACTATAGCTGTAAAGAAACGATTAAAGTTTGAAGGTTCTCCTAAGTACGTGTTCACAGAAGGGGATAATACCATCTATGGACTAGATAAACTTAGGGATTATACCAAAGATGTTCTATATATCTTTGAAGGCGAAAGCGATACACTAACTGCTATGTATGCAGGGCTACAGGGCATCGGTGTTCCTGGTGCTAATGCTTGGGGTGCTTGTCTAGAAAACTATCCTGATGTTAAACAGGTGCTGGATGAGTTCGAGAAGATAATAATAGTACCAGACCAAGACTCGGCAGGTAAGAAGTTAGTTAAAGCTATCTCAGCTAGTTACCCTGATAACGTGTATACGGTAAGATTACCTAAACGATTCAAAGATGTAAACGATTATTACCTTTATGGTTGTGGCGGAAATAAGGAATCCCTATATGAATATTTTACCACATGCACCCTTATACCCGCAACACCAAATGCCTTTAAAACCGCATTAAAACAGGATTTGTCGATGCTTAGTTGTTACGATGCGTGGTTTGCTACCTTCGATATTTTACAAGACGAAGTTAAGATAATGCTTTTCGTAGAGGAGTTAAAAGCAGAGCTGAAATGCTCTAAGACAGTAATAGGGAAGGGGTATTCCGAGGCTTATAAGAGGTACAATAAGTTTAAAGACGAAAAAACAGAGTCCGATTCGGGTATCTATATAAAAGGCAAATCATACTACAAAAGCGTATACTCAGATGGTATGCCTAAAGAAATACCAATCTCTAACTTCATCATACACCTATTACACACTATAGAAGCAGACGGTAATCACGTTAGAGTATGTCGCTTAGAGAACGAACTAGGTCAAGTATCTAGACAAGTAATATTCACCTCAGAGACACTTACTAAACCAATAGACTTCATGACTGAGTGTAAGAACGCAGGTAACTACATATATAAAGGAGACTTCAAAGACCTGATAGCACTCAACGAAATGCTTCTGAAACAGGAGGGGGATATAGTACATTCACCTGACCATATAGGTAGAGTAGGCGATGTGTGGATAATGGGTAGATACGGCGTAGACAGTAGAGGGCAGATTGTAGACGCTGATGAGAACAACATCCTTGTACTCGATGGCAGTCGGTACATGGTGAGAAACCTAAACATAGTGGATGATACTGACGAAACGTATATGCCAACTAAACCTGATGATTTAATAACAATAGACGATGATTACTTAAAAGACGTGGCTTATACCTTAAAGGACAACCTAGGCACATACGCCGCATGGCTGGCGTTAGGTTTCACTGTAGCAGGGTGGCACAGTAACGAAATCTACAATCATAATAACGATAAATCTTACCCAATCTTCTTCATCCATGGTAAGCGTAACAGTGGTAAGACATACCTTGCCCGTTGGTTAATGTCAGCTTACGGATTCCCTCACATAGACGGTAAGAACTTCGCTATGCCCTCAGTAGTTAGTATGACCAGAAAGCTAGGTTATTATTCGCGTTTACCCTCATGGTATGACGATTACAAGAACGACATCAAAGACATCAAGTACAGGGACGAATTCCTACTTGGGGTGTACAACAGGCAAGGTGCTGACAAAGGCACTAAGAGTGGTTTCGGTGTACGCTCAGAGAAGATTCGTGGTATGCTCCTCATAAGTGGGGAGGACACCCCCGACAACAACGCTGTGTACTCCAGATGCTGTAACATTCAAGTATCGGCTTATGAGCGTAATGACGACAAGCTGAACCATATGCTAGAACTAGTACAGCACTTCCCCTCAATGGGTTTACACTTTCTAGCAGACAAGCAACGCAACGGCTCTAAGGCACTACTAGAACGTATCGACAAGATTCAAGGTTACTTAATGTCTACAGGGATAGATGGTCGTTTAGCTAAAAACTATGCTGTCTACGCCGCAGGCTTCTTACACGCCTTTGGGCATATTATATCAGAAGCGGACACTAAAGAGTTTATGAATTGGCTGGAAGAAAACGCAAAACGTACCAAAGAGACTACGGAGAACGACCACACAGTATCACGGTTCTTCTCAGACTTAACAGTCCTTATGATGGACGGTAAAATAGTCAACGGTAAACATTTCAAGGTAGAAGGCAACAAGATTTACATGTGGTTCAAGGGTTGCTATGACGCTTGGTGTGATAATTATAAAGTCGATATTAAACGTACAGTACTACTGGACTATATCCAAAAAGAACCGTTCTTTATAAAACATAACGAGAGGAAAAGACTAGGAGCAGAATCTTCCCAGATAAGATGTTTAGTGTTAGACTATACTTTAATACAGGACAGTGATTTCAGAGAAATCTGTGCTTCCTGTGATGATGATAATTTAGAATTTTAGAGGAGGGTTATTATGTGTGAGATTTTAGCAATCATAGCATTACTACCACTATTTATCATGGTATACCTAATGGTAATAGTGCGGCTCTTAGATATGATTGATACATTTTTCGGAACAGAGTTAATCCATAAAATAAGTAAATTATTAAGGGGGAATAGTAAATGAAATGTAGATTTTGCGGTAAAGAAATGCAAGTGGAAAACACCGCTGTGTATCGGGACGGCTCGAAAACTGAGTACAAGTGCCCCAAGTGCGGTCATGTTGCCGTAGACCACAGGAGGTGGTAGTTATGAAGAAGGAATACCAAAGGTGCGAAAACTGTAGATGGCTGAAAGAATGTAGGTTGTTTGGGAATGTAAAACCTAATACTTGGTGTATAAGATGGGAAGGTTTGAGTGAAGAAGCGCCGCAGTGATGCGGTGCTTTTTTTGTTTTAAAAAGTGTTGACAAAAATAACATTAATTTGTTATTATATGTTATGTAAGAATATTATAAATATTTAGGAGTTGATAGTATGATGGCACTTGACAAAATGAGAAAGCATACACACATGAGACTTACTATGGAGGAGAGGCAATTAATAGAAGATTTACGCACTATGCAGAATGACTTAATGAAAGAGTATAAGATTTACAGGGCTGATGATAAAAATTACTCCGCTATAACTATGTCAGAATTTATAAGGGATAACCATAAATACAAGTCCCGTAAAGCAGAGATTATAAAAGAATACATAGACAGGATATCTATTCTTTTGGAACGACCTATGCCAGATGATTTTAAATCTGCTTTAGAGAAGTTTTTTGATGAAAGGTTATAACTAAGACATTTTATTAAGACAATTTCATATGTGTAAGACATTTTTTTAAGACAATTTCATATGTGTAAGACATTTTTTTAAGACAATTTCATATGTGTAAGACATTTTTTTAAATAAATGTCTTGAGAAAATGTCTTAAAGCGATTTTGTGATGCTGTGCCGCAAGCCTTGCTGTGTAAGGGTTTGCGGTTTTTTTTGTTATTTCACTAATGTAATAGTGACATTCCAGAAAATGGATGTCTCAGCAAATGTCACAGCTCTATCCCTTGCTGGGCAAGGGTTTGTGGTGTTTCGATGACATTTTTTCGCTGTGACATTTTTAAAAAATATATCTATATAATAAGCATATACACAGAGAAGGTTTATAATTTTTGCGTATGTCCTCTATATTATATATATATTATTTTTATAAAAATATATGTCACTAATGTCAGTGTGACCCTCTAACCCGCATGGTTATTGGGTTTTTTGTGTGACATTCTGTGAGACATCCATTTTCTGGAATGTCACTAATGTCTTACACATATGAAATAATTTACTTAACAAAAACAACCTTCCCCTGTTAAGTTATAAACACATTTTATGCAAGGAAAAAAGGAAAAGTCAAAATTGAAAAAATTGTGAGAAATCGCTTCACACCCTTATGTAGTGCCACAGGGCATCAGCGGTTTGGCTACCCCCCGTCAAGTATTTTTCCTTTATATATAACACACAACGGAACAACGTCACTGTATTACAACGCCACGAATAATAAGTATAAATATTTTTTATTATGTCTGGATTGAATGAAAAAAGGAAAAAGGGACAAGCTGTAGAAGTAATACAGTAAAACTGGATTGCTGGATTGCTGGATTGCTGGATTACATAAGAAGGGAGGGAATTAATTAAGAAGTGAAGTTTAGTACCAGGTACTAAT